ATCCCTGATGAGTTAGAGATGGAGGGAGAGGAAGTTGAGGTAAAGGCTAGCGAAGCTGAAAAGGTTGCTTCTGAGGAGAAGACAGGTGACGTTGAAGTTACTGAAAAAGCTCCTAAAAAAGAAGCTGAGCCTGTGCAAGGAGAGTTAGATTTTGATATAGAAGTAGAAGATGATACTCCTAAAGCTGACAGAAATAGAGACCCTTTACCTGAGGATATTAAAGAAGAGCTTGAAGCTGATACTTTAGATGAATATTCAGATAGAGTAAAAAACAGAATGGCACAACTTAAAAAAGCGTGGCATGACGAAAGACGTGCTAAAGAAGCTTCTGAAAGACAAAGACAAGAAGCTGAAAGAGTTGCAGCACTTTCTGTACAAGAAAACCAAAAGCTTAAAGAAACCCTTTCAACAGGAGAAGAAGATTATATTAAAACTCTTCAAGATAAATATACGGCTGATTTAGCTTTTGCTCAAAGAGAGTATAAAGAAGCTTATGATGCTGGTGATAGTGAGAAATTAGTAGCAGCTCAAACTAAAATGAATGAAGCTCAATACAAACTGGGACAAGCTCAAGATAGAAAGCCTCAATTTACTAAAGAGACTTTACAAACTGAAACAAATGCGGTATCTTCAGAGCAAGAAACAGTTAGACCAAAAGTTCCACAACCAGATGCAAAAGCTCTTGCTTGGCAAGAGAAAAACAAATGGTTTGGACAGGACGAAGAAATGACTTCATTGGCATTAGGACTGCATGAGAAATTAGTTAGGAATGGGGTAGACCCATCATCTGACCAATATTACCGTAGTATTGATAGTACTATGCAAAAACGTTTCCCAGAGAATTTTGGGGGCACTGATTCGTTGGAAGAGGCTAAACCTGCCCAACGCAAACCTTCAACTGTAGTTGCTCCAGCAACAAGGTCAACTGGTCCTAAAAAGATTAGATTGACTAAAACACAGTTAGCTTTAGCAAAGAAATTCAAGCTAACCCCAGAGCAATATGCACGCGAACTAATTAAAACGGAGAATACAAATGGATAACAAAGCTAAAAGTCGTACAAGTAGAGAAGCAGTAACTCGTGAAGATACTGACGTTCGAAACAAAGTATGGGAACCTCGTTCAACATTACCAGAAATCAAGCATGAAGCTGGCTGGGCGTATCGTTGGGTTCGAGTATCCTTGGTGAATGAAGCTGACAATCTAAATGTGTCCTCACGTATGCGTGAAGGCTGGGAGCCTGTGAAACATTCAGACCACCCAGAAGTAAATTTACCAGCAGACCCTAACTCAAGATTCAAGGACGGTATAGAGGTTGGTGGACTGCTATTATGTAAAATGCCACAGGAAATGGTAGACCAGAGAAATGAATATTACAGGGAAAAAGCTAAAGCTCAAGAGCAGGCTGTAGATAACAACCTAATGAGACAGAATGACCCTAGAATGCCGTTATTCTCTGATAAAAAATCTACTACTTCTAAAGGTAAAAGATAATTTTTTAAGGAGATATTATTATGGCATCAACAGCCGCACCTTACGGTCTAAAACCCGTAAATTTGATTGGTGGACAGCCTTATGCTGGTTCTACTCGTCAAATTAAAATAGCGTCTGGGTATGACACAAACATCTTCAACGGAAGCGTTGTATCTATCGTTACAGCAGGAACACTTGAGATAGTAACCACTGTTGGTTCTAACTCTTCAGTTTTCCCTGCAGGAACAGTAGGCGTATTCGTTGGATGTTCTTACACAGACCCAAACTCAAAACAAAAGGTTTTCGCTCAATATTTTCCAGCAAACACAGTAGCATCTGATGCTGTTGGATATGTTGTCGATGACCCTGATGTAGTATTTCAAGTACAAGCTGATGCATCTATTGCTCAAGCTGGTCTTGGTGCAAACGCTCCATTAGCTGCAGTACAATCTACATCAACTGGTTCAACTGTGACAGGTAACTCTACAACTGCATTGGATGCAACAGTAGCGACTACCACACAGGCTTTCAGAATTGTTGATTTTGTTGACTCACCTAAATCATCTGTAGGCGATGCGTTTACTGATGTATTAGTGAAGTTCAATATTGCTCAGCATTCTTACACTAACGCAACAGGTATATAAAGGAGAATAAAACATGGCAATTTCAAGAGCTCAGTTATTAAAAGAGTTGCTCCCAGGCCTTAATGCTTTATTCGGAATGGAATACAGTCGTTATGGAGAAGAGCACGCTGAAATCTACGAGTCTGAAACATCAGAACGTAGTTTCGAAGAAGAAACAAAACTATCTGGCTTTGCTGGAGCCCCTGTCAAGGACGAGGGTGCCGCTATCGCTTATGACAATGCTCAAGAAGCGTTCACAGCTAGATACAATCACGAAACCATAGCTTTAGGTTTCTCACTAACAGAAGAAGCTGTAGAGGATAACCTTTACGATACTTTATCTGCGAGATACACAAAAGCTTTAGCACGTTCAATGGCTAACACAAAACAAGTGAAAGCTGCGAACATTCTAAACAATGGTTTCTCGGATGCAAATGGTGGAGATGGTAAATCATTATTCGCTACAGACCATCCATTAGTATCAGGTGGTACAAACAACAACACTCAAACAACAGCTGCTGACTTAAACGAGTCATCATTAGAAAATGCGGTTATTCAAATAGCTGCTTGGACTGATGAAAGAGGTTTATTGATTGCTGCTAAGCCACGTAAACTAATCATCCCACCAGCGTTACAATTCGTTGCAACAAGATTATTAGAGTCTGACCAAAGAACAGGTACAGCTGACAATGACCTTAACGCATTGAAAAACAACGGTGCAATTCCTGAAGGATATACTATCAATCATTACTTAACTGATACTGATGGTTATTTCCTAACAACTGATGTACCAAATGGTATGAAATACTTTGTAAGAACACCATTAACTACATCTATGGACGGTGACTTCGACACAGGTAATGTTAGATACAAAGCCCGTGAAAGATATTCATTCGGTTTCTCCGACCCATTAGGAATGTGGGGCTCACAAGGTGCTTAATAGGCACACTTGAGAGTGTTCAGTTTTTCATAGTTCTGAACACTACTTTGAAAACCCAGCTAATCTCTCGCTGGGTTTTCTTTTTGCTTTTATTTATTTTCAAAGTAGGTATAATTTATCTATCGGGAACAACGTAACTTATCTAACTGCCCCCGAACAGACGCATACACGATAGATAAGTTCTAACTTTGTATGGAGATATATAATGGCTACATCAACTTTTTCGGGTCCAGTAGTATCCAAAAATGGATTTATTAACACAGGACCAGGTAATGTCATAGACGCTGATTCAAGCGTAGCTTTAACAGTCGCTACACACGCAGGCAAAATCGTACATAACGATGCTGCTGGAGCAGTAACTTACACATTACCAGCACTAAATGCAACAGCAGACGGAGCAAGTTCAGGACCAAGTTCTGATATTGACAATCTAAATAACATTGGTGCTACATTCACAATAGTAAACTCAATAACAAAAACTGGAGACTTAGTAGTTCAAGTTGCAAATTCAAACGACATTATGACTGGTTCAGCAACAATCGTTGACACAGATACAGATGACAATACAGAAGGTTTTGTAACAGCAGCTGCATCAGATACTATTACATTAAATGGAAGCACAACAGGTGGTGTAACACACGCTACAATCACATGTACAGCTATCAGTTCAACTAAATGGAGTGTTTCAGTTATCACAGGTGGTACTGGAAACTTAGCTACGCCTTTTAGTGCAGCAGTTAGTTAATAGGAGATTAATATGAGCAGTAATGGAGATATATGGGCAGTAACCCCTTCCACAAGTGCTACATACTATAGAGCTGCAGCATCCATATCGGGTGCTGGGGCTCTGACCTTACTCACCGATGACGCAGGCCCTAACGGGGTTGGTTATAAAGTTAGATTTACTTCAGCAGCAGACGACAGTGGAATTACTTTCACTATCGTTGGTATTACTGTAGCTGATGCTATAACAGGAAAATCAACTACAGAAGTCGTCACAGGTGCTGATACTGGCACAGCTGATTCTAGTAATTTTTTTGCTAAAGTTACAAGTATTACAGCTTCAGGTGCTTCGGCAGGTAATGTAAGTATAGGAACAACTGGGTCAATAGCTTTACCTAGAACTCGATTAAAAGGGTTTTATTATTTAGCTAGTGGTTCGGCAGGAAGTGTTAAAATGAACTTAAATAGTAGTTCAGGTACAGAATTGTTAAATATAGCAACACCAGCTAGTGCAACTGGAACACAAGATATGTTCCTTCCTGGCATGGGTATATTAA